TAGGTTCTGCAAAGTACACGCAGTTAATGGGGTCTTTTTTAACCTTTAACACCAAAGAGAGATGAATGGTGCTTATTTACACCACTAACAAGTGTTTAAGCGTATAATGATGGGAAATTCCATCAAATCATTTGCATAGACATATAACCTTTAAAACTGAAAAGAAATGAAAACACCAATGCAAGATTTGATTTCTGCAATTAGAAAGAGACAAGAAGATGAAGATGTGCAACCATTTATGTGGCACGAACAGATAGTAGAGTTAGCAGAATCAATGATTGAGAAAGAGAAAGAGGTGATGGTTGACTTCGCCTACAAGTGCAGAAATGTAATGGCAGCAGATGAATTTGCTATCACCCATTGGTACAACAAAACCTTTAACACCAAAGAGAGATGAATGAGCAAGAGAAAGCCACAAAGATTCTATTTGCCTTGATGGTATTTACCATCTGCACTTTAGCACTAAGCGTATTAGCATTGATGTATGTGTATGTGCATCCAACAATTAGTTTACAATGATTAGAAAATATAAACACATAAGAGAAGTTCAGAAGTATTTAGATATGCTGATGATAGACCAGGTGAATCTAACCATACAAGCAAGTAGATTTGGTTGGACAGAAGAAATACAGAATCAATTAATCAACAGCGCACTTCTGATACGCAAGTATCAAAGAAGATTGCGCCTAATAAAAATGTAATATATGAGCGAAGAAAAAGGGCCGTTAGACGAACACTTCGATATTAACCCAAACTCAGCAAAGCCTGTTGAGAAGAAGGAAGGTGAGAGGCAAATGATTTACTTCTATGAGGCACGAATCGGATGGCGCAAGAAGAAGGGCAACGGATATACAAACCACTACAAAGATGTAGAGTTCGTAAGCCGAGCAGCTACACTTGAAATGATGAACACAGACCCTTGGTTTATAGCTGAGATTATGGCGAGTAATGGGTTAACAGGTTCAAACATTAGTAACTTCGGTGTGATAAAAGTTTACAAAGTAACAGAACTGGGTGACTCCCTATATTATAAATACTAACAAAAACAAGAGCAATGAGAAACATTATTTACAAGATAGAGGATGTGAGAGATTCTCTATCAACACTTCGCAAGGAAGGTGTAAAGAAGGGTGCTTGGACAGGATTTGATTCCCTGTTTGACAAGTACTCTGTTAAGAAAGGTTCAACAACCTACATCTACGCAGGAGCGCATCAAGGTAAATCACAGTTTGGATTCGAGCTTATGATGAACCTTGCTGAGTACAGCGATTGGAAGTGGGCAGTGTATACTCCCGAAACAGGCTCACCTACTGAGGTGTTTGCTGAACTGCTATGGGTATATCTTCGTAAGCCCTTCCTTATCAACGACCATATGACGGCAACAGATGAGGAAACAGAGAAGGCTATTGAGTTTATCAACAAGCACTTCTATATTATTGACAGCGGTCTTCAAGACCTCAGCGTAGAGGGATTCTATACTGCTGTGGAGCAGATAGAGTCCGACAACTTTATCACCATTGATGGATGTATGATTGACCCCTTTACTGAGATTAAGACAGATGTGTCCAGTGGAGTTCGTGATGATATTGCTATTGGTCAAGTACTTACCAAGGTTCGTAAGCATAGTGCTGAAAAGGACTATCATACCATAGTTACCGTACACACTAAACACCAACAAGCTAAGTACAAGAACGGTGTACCCTATGTAGATAAGCCTACTATGAATGACATCGCAGGAGGTATGCAGTGGTCAAGGAAAGGTATGATGATTGTCAATGTATGGCGTTGCCCCTTTGGATTGGAGGATAGCAATGGTGTGCCGTATGAGGCAAACCAAGTTGAGATTACCGTTGTTAAGGCCAAGCCTAAGATTGTAGGTAAGTTAGGTAAAGTTACATTATATTATGATAGAATGAAAAACAGATACTATGAAATCGACAGTAGAGGAGAAAAGCAGTACGCCTATCCACAGCCTAATTCTTGAGCGTAAGACAGCCTTTGCCAACTTGGTGAGGGCTTACTTACGGTTCAATGTAAGCGATGCGCTAAACATCGTTGTGGAGAAGGATGGTAACATATCAATCAATGGAAACTACTACAAGTTTGATGTCAATGATTACACAGGAGCTACACCAAACTACATATTCTATAACTCATCATCAGGAAGATTTGTTATAGAAGGTAATGGGGTTAGTAAAGTTTATAAGCTTGATGTTGATTTATACGATGAGTAAAGTATATTAGTACTATGGATACAAGAGATTTAATACTTGAAGAGTCAGAAGCAGTTAGAGACTTGCTTCTTGAAAAGAACGAGGCATATGGTGATTCAGCACTAAACCCTGCAAACATATTTGCAAGGGGTAATGCTATTGAAAACTTATGCTGTAGGATTGATGATAAACTTATGCGTATAAAGATGCGTGGCATTACAGATGAAACAGAAGACACTGTGCAAGACCTTATTGGATACTTGATATTACTGAAGGTTGCACTAAGAGATAAGTAATGAGTTTAGATAAATACTTATCAGATTCAAGGAAGTTAGATGCGGAGCGTGTTAAACATTGCGTTAGCTTAGGCTCACAAGGTGAGGACTTGTTTAAAGAACTCACTAATGCTATGAAAACAGAAGTTGAGGAAGATAAGCAACATATAGATTTCTACTGGGACGGAAGAAGGGTTGATGTAAAAGGCCCAAAGCCTATGCACAAGGAAGGATATGTATTGCTTGAGTTTATGAATGTGTGGGGTAATCACGGGTGGTGTGCTAAGGAATCTAAAGCAGACTACATAGCCTTTCAGTTCCCTGATGCTTTTTATGTTTTTGAAAAGACAGCAATACGCAGAAGAGCCATAGGATTGTGTGAGCCATATTCAGAAGATTCTGTAATTAGAAAGAACAGAATAAAACCTTATGACGGTCTTGGGAAATGGTTGGGCAGATGGAACAGTAAAGATGTTTTTACTTATCTAAGATTTACAGATATTGAAGACTTAATATATGATAAAATATCTTTAGATGTATAACGAAATAGAAATTGACTTGCCTAAGCCACCAAGCTTAAACCAATACTACGCAGGTAAGCACTGGGCAATCCGTAAAAAACAAAAAGATGAATATAGTAAATTCTGTAAAGAAGAGCTTGAGAAGTATGATGCGTTTACTTGCAATACCTATGAGCTTCATATTAGCTATAATAGCCGTCACGATGTGGATAACATCATTCTTGTTTCAAAATTCCTATCGGATACTCTCGTTGCTATGGGTATCGTTAAAGACGATGGCAACAAGTACTACAAGAGGCTTGACATCCGTGTGGACAAAGAGCTTCCAAAAGATTCGTTTAAAGTAAAACTTAAATGCTATGGAGAAAAATTATCAGAACTGTAAATTAATTAGAAACACAATAGACATCTATCTTTACGAGATGGCTTGTTTGTTTACTAACTTAGGCACTGATTCTTCACCCGAAGAAGTAAAAGCAGCCTACGAAAAAGAACAGGAGTTTATAGAAAAGATTGCAGAGCTTGACGAAAACAAAGCTAACAGCCTACGCTCCTCTTACTAATTATGTTATTTGAAGAATACTACGAAGACCTTACAAGTGATGAAGCTAATTTCATTCTCGACATATACCAAGTCATCAACAGGTTGGTACACAACCTTGAGCCAGTCACATTGGTACGATTGGGACACGAACTTGGCGTAGAGCCTAATGAGCTTTCTGATTATCTTGCAATAATAATAACGATACTCAATAAGGTTGAACAAGAATACGAGATACGATAAAGTTCTCATAGAACAAGAAGCAATAAAATCTGCAAAGCAGGGATACCTAACCGAAGAAATTGGTAGGTTTATCCTGCAAAGGTGTATTGAGATTGCAGGTTCTGCTTTTGTAACCGAAGGAAACAAGGAGCTTAATCAAGCTCTTATTGATTCTGCTGTGATGCGTACTTGTGAAAAGTTCTTGCACTACTACAAAGAAGGCAAGAGTGCAGCAAATTTAATAATTAGTATTATATATAGTACTATGACCAACAAGATAGTCAGCCTTAACCACAGTGATGTGTACGGACATAATATAAAAGGATATGTTGTTTGTATAGAAAGTGGAGAAAGGTTTACACGACTTACCCGATATACTAAAGATTCTTATTTAAGTGAACAATTATGATGGAAATTTATAACGACTGGATATTAGTGAGCAGCATCGGATTGATGTTTGCATTCTTATTTGTATTTGAACCCTATGGTTGGGTAATGGAAAGACTATTGCCTTTTAAGCCATTTAACTGCGTTCTGTGCTTCTCTTTTTGGTCAAGCTTACTCTTGTATGCTTTCATTGGAGAAAACCCCTTATACGCCATTTATACAGCTTTTATAGCAGAGCTGTCGTATCGTAAGTTAGTTTCAGAATAATGTAGATTAAAATACCTATGAAGCTAATCAAGTCAGTTAGACAAATTACTAAAATTATATTACATTGCACCGCTACTCCTGAAGGTAGAGATGTAGATGCAGCAGACATCACTCGATGGCACAAGAACAGAGGATGGAGAAACAATGGCTATCACTATATCGTTAAGCTTGATGGCACAATAGAAGAAGGTCGTAGCGTACAGATGGTAGGCGCACATACCATAAATCATAATGTAGGAAGTATAGGTGTTGTTTATGCAGGAGGGTGTGATAAGGATATGAGTCCTAAAGACACAAGAACTCCCGAACAAGATACCGCACTAACCAACCTGCTGTCTGCGCTATTGGAGATGTACCCTATAGCTACGCTACACGGACACAATGAGTTTGCTAACAAGGCTTGTCCAAGCTTTGATGTACAACAAGAGTACAGTTTTTTAATTAATAAATAACCCTTTTATGAAAAATGACTTTGATGTCAGCGATAGCTTTGCTGACTTCGTAGATGAAATGACTAATGATGAGAAAAATAATAACGCTCAATGCTCCATTGATAATCCAGAGTGTGAAGCGTGTGGTAGCTAATAATTATGAGCATAGTAAAAAGAATACTAACAGGGGGTGCGAAGGAAACTGTGGAAGCGGTTGCCAATGTGGTAGATAGATTTGTATCTACACCCGAAGAAAAAGAAGCTATTCGCCAAAGCATAGAAGCTGAGATAACCAAGCGTTGGGAGTCAGATGGATTAACAGACTCTTGGCTATCCAAGAATGTAAGGCCACTAACTCTTGCTACCGTTATGATATTTCTTGTACTAATGACTTTCTTTGAAGGATTTGGTATAAGTAGTATTAACGAGAGATGGATAGGGTTATGGGAAATGGTAAGCGTAACAGTGATAGGCGGTTACTTCGCAGTAAGAAGCGTGGACAAGAGAACCAAGGTGAAATAAAGTGGTGCGATATTGCACCAATAGAATGTACCTGTTTAGGTACGAATTGTAAACAAAAGGGAGGGCGTTAGCTCTCCTTTCTTTTTTTATTCATAAAGTACCACTTCTGTACAGTGTACCCTATGGATGCTACTAAAAGTAATATTTTTAATATCTCCTCCAATTCAGAGAAAGACAAAGCCATTGTTGCTGCGTTGAAGGTTAATACTTTTAGGTCTGTAGAATCCATTAGTTCAGAGTGATTGTTATACCGCCATCTTCACATCCGTTGTCGTTTTTACCGTCCTGTGGATAGTATATAGAACCCTGGTAAGAATCGTCTTCTTCAAAGACATCATCAGTACAGCCTTCTGCTGTGGCAATAGTTTTTATTGTTTCGTTGTCAAGAATGTAGTTTGTTATTCTTTTGTTTATGTAAGAAAGCTTTGACTCTATTGTAGAAGATATAGTGTCTAACACATACTGGTCTTGCTTACCCTCTTCATTTATTGTTCTTGCTGTCTCTGTGCGCAGGATTGATATAGCAGCCTTAGCAGAAAACATTGCTAAAGAATACTTCACTAATTTAAACAACCCTTGTTCTGCCGTGCTTAATGACTCCGCTAAAACCTTAGCCTCTATGTCTTCATACAAACAAGTGCCAAGCAAATCCTGTATAGAAGTGTATTGCTCAAGTTGTATCAAGGCAAGTAATGAGCCTCTATCCATTCTCTTAGGTAAGGGAAAGTTTTGGTAAAGGTAGTTATCGTCTATAAAAATTACATCAACCATTTGTTATATCGTCTGTGTTAGCACCCTTGATGCTTTCCAAGTTAATATCTTCCTCTACAATACCTAAGTTCATCTTATCGTAACCAACAGTGCTTAGAACCCTGTTTATAGAATCTAATAGAACCTCCCTGTTCGGAAGCGTTTCAGTAGCTCTAAAAATTTGGTACGCTGTAACCAACTCGTTACCTGTACCTCCAAGTTTTCCCGAAACCATAACACCAAAAAGGGTAGGAGAAGTAACATTATGGGCAGTAAGAATCTTTGCATCGTTTAGTTTTGAAAGTACATCAATAGTTTTGTCTAAGTTAGCTACATCTAAGGTAGTAAACTTAGGAGCGTCTTCTTCTTTCTTTACCCAAGACACCATAAAGTTGTCACCATCAGGGCCAGTAAAAGACTCTTTGAATTTAAGGTACTCTTCACGCTTCTGTTCGTTACTCATGTTACGACCAATAAAGGTAGCTAATACCTTTGGTGTAAATCCATTTTCAGAAGAGTTTTTAATATGCTTACCAAATGCAAAATCAGATTCAATATAATGAAAAGCAGAGATGTAGTTTGGAACTCCATAATAAGGGTTGCCTGAGTATGGATTACATACATATAGCAACGCCTCAGTAGCGTTCTTGTCAAACTTATTAAATGCTTTAATCTTTTTAGGGTCATTGTGCTGTACAGCTCCTGCGTTGTAACCGAATGTTCTTCTTGTAATGTAGTGTGTTACCTCACCTTTATCGTTTGGTTTAGCAGCACGAACACCTTTCGGGTCAAGTGATTTTAATTCTATAATCTTAGTTCTCTCCTTGTTCCAACGAACATACAAAGCCATAGCTCCCTTGTGTTCATACTGGAAAGCAGCGTGGGTAAGAACCTCATACATTCCCTTGTTGTTTCCACCACAGTGTGTTAAGAACGCTTTTAACTCAGCTTTAGACTTTTTGGTAGATAAGAACTCATCGCTAAAAGATATGTCGTTACCGACTACCATTTTAGCCTTCTTGGTTAATATACCGCTGTGTACAGGAGATTGTCTTAGCATCTTCTCAAGGATGATAGGGAAATCATCGTTGATACCAAACTTAATGTAATCACCAATAGTTGTTTGACCAAGCTTGTATTGGTTGTTTAGGTCACGAATAGAATTTTCTAAAGCATTAGATGCTACATTGTGTTGCGTAGCATTAACATAAGTGTTAGATGCAAAAAATTCTGTAATGTTTTTTATTAGTCCCATTGTATTAATTTACAATTTATAGGTCTGTAAACCTAACAGTAGATGAATAAACACCTGCTCCTGTTTGTGTGGTTGTATAGCTTTCTACTGTACCAAGATAAACATAGTCGTTGCCATCATTGGTAATCGTAAGGTGATACTCACCACCTTCTAAATCATTGTTTATTAAATCAATGTTTAGTCTGATGAAATCTTTACAGGAATCCAAACTATTAGTATCTGTTAAGTTGGTGATAGTTAAGCTACCAGTACCTACAACTTTTTCCAAAGTTACATCAAAGCTGTTAATAGCAAACGATGATAACTTTACAAAAGACAAAGTATTTACAACTCCTGTTTTAAGACGCTTCATTAATTATTCTTCAGTTATTTCGGGTGGGTTACAATACTCACTATCGGGATATAACTCGCAATAGGTCTTAGCGTACTCATCTCTTTGGCTACTGCTTCCGTAATTGTGAATACCCATAGGCGTAGGCCAAACGATATAAGCCTCCCAAGATTGTAGAGGTGTTATTGACCAGCTTACATCTACTGCGTATTTAGTAGATACTACTGCTTCTTTTATGGTGTTGCCTTCCTCATCATATTGCGCTGGTGTAATGGTTAGGTAGCCTAACTTAACCACCGATTCGGTAAGGTTTCCTTCCTCATCTCTTAAAAGGTCAATAGCTTCATTAGCTTCTGCCTCATCTACGAACTCGTATTTTCTTGTTATATCCATCGGTTTAAGAGGTTAGCGCAGTTAATTCAACATCGGATAGGGCAGTATTAAATACAATAACTTGTTTTACTTTGCCGTAAAAATTACTACCTCCATTAAATGATTCAAAGTCTAAATTATCTACTGATACATTAAAAATCGTTCCGCTTGTATCTGTACTACCTATTTGTGAGCCATTTACAAAAATCTTAAACTCATTTCTTTTATAGGAAACCGCTATTTTATTAAAATCTAAATTATTAGATAAGTCAAAGGTTTCGTTTAAACTATCAGTGTTGTTGCTTCTGTATCTTACTTGGAACCTGTTATCACTTCTGTATCTTAAAAAAAGATAATCATCCGTACCTCCATTATTTATGCTTATGTATTTATTTGTACCATCATCAGCTAAAGCCGCTATTTCCGCATACAAAACTCCTTCAGCATCGTTAAAGGTAGATGAGGTTCCAGCACCTTCACAAAAATCCGCCTCCCTCGTAACGCTTCCGCCACTATGGTTAGGTATGTAGCTTGTTGGGTAAGAGGCATTGTTCTCTTGCATTGCTCCCCATATATACACACCATTACCTAAAGCTACATTTGTTTGATTAGCATATCCTTGTGTAAGACTATCTACTAAATAAATTCTACACGCACTATTTATATTGTTTTGTGAGCCATCGCAAACAATAGTACATCTGTACCATCCATTGCCGTAGTCTTCAATAGATGCAGTTGTTCCACTACCATAATTTCCTATAATACCATTTGCAATATCAAAATTTGCATATAAATCAGCATCCCCATTGTTAATTAGCTGAATGTATCTATGGTTATAATTTTTGACAAATAATGAAAATACTTGATTTTCTGTTGAAGGTGGTGCGCTTCCTTGAAAATCAATGTACTTTGAAAGCGTGTCATTTTCTGCTGAAAGAAATCTTGATGCGTTTTGTAAACCTTCGGGGCTTGTAGTATTATTTGTTTCAAGAGTAGCGTTAAGTTTTGTTAAGCCTCCGAAATATTCGCTATAATTAAAGCTATTAGTCCTACTCGGTTCAAGTAAAAGACTCGGACAACTTGCCCCACCGCTATAGTCAAATCTTGGGGAGTGTTCTAAAATACCTGCCTTGCCTTTTGTCGCTCCCGATTCAATGTATTCAGTAGCTACTAAAGATTGTTCTAATTGGGCATCTTGGACTACAAGAGTCCCTCCACTTACTAAAGTATTTGAATTATCAGTAACATAGAAATATAATTGAGTGTTAGTTTGATTGTAAGTCATTGTGATTCTCCACCAATCATTACCAACATCGGTTATGCTATCATCAATGACATCGCTATCTCTCGCTACAACTACACCCGTATTTAGGTCGTAATAAACATTAGCGTTATCAGTTCCAAAAGCATACAAACGAATACCATAAGATGTATTTTTCTTTACATATATACTTAAAGTTTGTACTCCTCCTTGAGTATTCGTTCTTCTAAAAATATAATTATTGGAAGGTGATTCAATTTCCCAAGCATCGGTAGAGCCATCATAACCCGATTGACCACCCGTAACAATGTTACCCGTTGCTTTTGTCCAATCCGAATCGCTAAAATTATTACTTTGAGTAAGCAAGTTTTCCCTTCCTTTCTCTATCAGTCCGTTGCTATCTACCCTTGTAGCCGTTAGGTTTGAACCTCTTGAAAAGGTGAAGTCTCCATCTCCTACAACTACTTCTCTAACTGATATATCGTCTACTGAAAAATTATGCGACACCCCTGTCTGCATAGCTCTTAAAAACGCTTCTGCATTATTTGTTGGTGTAACCAAATAAGTATAAGTACCGTTTGCGTTAATATTAGAGACAGCGTAAACACCACCCATATAAAATCCTAATAAACCACTTGTATAATTGGAAACCGTAAAAACTACTTTATAAGTTTTCGCAGCTGTAAAACTAAAGTTTTGTTGAATCCTCTGCCCTTTGACAGCATTTACAAAGTTAGCCTTGCCGTTAGATATATTTGCGTCTGTACCGCCTGATGTTAAGTTCCAATCGCTATCAGTATCAAAACCACCATTAGTAACTAACTCGCTACCATATTCGGGAACAGGCTTCATACTATAAGCCTTCCCATCTTTCCCTGCACCACCGCTTGGTAAGAATACTAAACTTGCATCGTTATAAAAACTCATATATAAATTTATTGTGGTTCATCATCATTTAACATAGGAGATAAATCCTTAGCTAAACAAGAAGGCGATTCCATAGCTCCTCCATCAAGTTGTATACGACTAAGGAATACATCAGCATATACAGCGGCTAAAGAAGTATAGGTTTCTATTCCGTAATACTCATCTATATTATCATATAAATCGTCTCTTTCTACCTGTGTAGCACTATAGCCCAATATCTCAAATACATCACCATTAAAGAACTCTCCTATTTTATCTATGGTAAATTCCCCTGGTGCTGTTGTTGTGCTTGTAATTAAATTAGTATTGTTTCTGTACAATGATAAGTTATTAGAGGCATCTCTTTCTATTTCCCAAACATAAGGGTTATTAAGACCATCAGACAAACTTATTGCAGCTCCTGTTCCGTTAACGCTATAAACAGATGCATCATCAGACAAGTTAACCCTGTCGTTACCACCATCACCAATAAGTATATTGGCTGTGCCTCCAAATCTATCGGACTGACCTAAGAAGAATACGCTATAATCATTAGTCAGGTTTGTAACTTGTGTAGACCAACCGCTTGAGTCCGCATAGTTGCCTCCTGTTTCTACAAACTGAAAATATCTACCCTCACCAAAGTATATGTAAGGTAGGTTGTTAGAAGGGTCTATATATACATACCCATAAGTGTCGTATGAAGCGTACCATAGGTCTTCCATATCTTGCCATATATGGTCGCTGTTACCTGCAATAAGTGGTTGTTGAGCCTCTACAGTAGAGCCAAGATGAAAAGTACCTCCTGATACAACTTGGTCGTACCATAGCTTTACATAGCAAGGAAAGCCTTGAGCAAAAGTAGTTATAGCTTCTATGTCTACAACACCATCTGAAGTAAAGCCAATATCTTGCTCTACATTATCTCCATCGCCTCTAACCACACGGATACACTTGTCCGAATCATCCCTTACTTTTCGTAAAGAATAACCGAATAAAGCGTTTTGTCCGAACTCATCTAATGCAGCACCTGTACCTAATGAACTTCTTGAAACACTTAAATATGATGTAGAAAGTGTATTAAGAAATGCCATTAAGATGCAAGATAAGCGATTACTTTACCTGAAGATGCAGACAATGTAATAGATGTAAATTTACCTAAGATTACAGCACCTTTAGGTATTGTAAGGTTAGTCGTTATACTATCTCCTACAGCACAAACAGCAGTTAATTCAGCATTAGTATTTAACACTTGGATAGAACGAAAACTACCTGTAGCTGTTTCACCTGCACTAATCAACTTAAATCCGTAGTCTCCTGTACTTGCTTGGTAGAAATTACCGTCTTTAATTATATTCTCGAAAGACATATTATTCTTTATTTAATTTACAATTATTCTTCTATTTCTTCTTCTTCAACAACAGGTATCATCTCAGGATTAGCCTCGTAATACGCTGCTGTATATTCTTGTGCTGATTTAGCACCAAAGGTATGTAGTCCTACTGGCTCACACCATATCATTTGTTTATTCCAATTAGGGTCTGCCTCACCATCCCATAGTACATCTATATGGTAGCTCTTAGAGCCTTCTATTTCACCTAAGTGTGCTATGATGTGGTTGTGTGTAGGGTTACCTTCTTCGTCTACGCCTAAAGCGTTTATCTTTGTGGTGGCAGCACCTTTGCTACCGAACTCGTATTTACGGAACTGCCTCATATTAAATACTGTTCTTTATGTACATTTTGTAGATTCTTGCTTGTCCACCTACACCACTAATCTCAAGTGTATCAAACTCGTTGAAGTCTGTGCTTGTTCCTGTTGCCTCCGAATTTCCGTTGATAAACAATTCCCAATCTCCATCAGGGCTTCTGTCGTAAGTTAGTTTTATTTTTATTCTATCTTCAGTAACAGTATAGTTTATAATATTATCGCCACTTAAATCCCTTGCTATTACTACAGCTCTTTTAGGATTCAGTAATGAACTTCTAAATATTCTTATAGAACCGTTATTACCTGACTGCTCTCCAAATCTAATAGCTGATGTTATATCGTCTCTAATAACATCTTTCATTTCTACCTCAGCATAAAAGGTAAGGCTATTAAAGTTATCAGCGTATGTTAGGGTGTTAAAGCTATCAGCAGCTCTTGTAGCTGAAGCACCTGTAGTGGGTATGTAGCTTGTTTCTCCATCACCTTCTTCCCATTGCGCTCCCCAAGCATATATTGTATCTGTAGATGCTATATCGTCAATATAAAGACCTTGATAAGAAGAACCACTATCGGTTTTGTGTGTGTATCTAACCCAAGATGTTGTTAGTGTAACAGGTGTGTTTCCTCCGTTTCCACTTGGGTCTTTTAATATAACTTGCTCACCACCTACAGCACCCCTTAAATAGATGCTTCTTGTTGACTGAGCAGTTGAGCTTAATCCGCCCTTGTAGAAGCCTTTATCTGATACTGAGCTTGTAAACTTAGATGCGTTATTAGTGCCATCAGGACTCACAAGGTCTGTAGTATTAGATGTTAATGTAACCCCTGTATCTATAGTCCATTGGCTAAAATCCTCACTATATGGAAGTAGATTAGTTCTTTGAGGTTCTAATAACAAAGAAGGCTCTCCTCCTGTGTAATCTATACGAGGCATAGAATCTGTTAAGCCATCGCTTTCCTTTTCTATCAATCCTTGCTCGTTAACCCTTGTAGCAGTATCCGTACCACGAGAATATATTAAATCTCCATCACCACTTATAGGCTTGTGGGAATATACTTTAGATTCCTTGTATCCTGAAGGAAACAAGACTAAAGATGCAGAATCAAATACAGTTTCTGTAATCTCCCTGTACGATGCAGCAGCCTCAGCAGATGCCTCTACAGTACCACCATCGTCTAACACCCTTTGACCGAAGTCACCAATGCCTACTCTAATAGCATCAACAAGGTATCCTGTTTTGTTTACAAGGTAAGATTTTACATTAGACACAGTAGTTACTGCATCCTTCATAAAGCCTGTACCCGAATTTGTTAAATATCCCATTAATCAAAAATGGTTTGGTCACTAAATACTGATTTGCTATCAAGAGCTAATGATGCAATACCACTTTCGGTGGTTAGCGTGATATTCACATAAGACTTTTCTGAAGTAGCAACGCCACTATTAGCCTCATAGTTCATTGTTAGTCCATCCATCCATCCTGAGATAGTTACAGTATCGTTATTGTGTAACAAGACACATACTATATCCTCTCTGCGAGACATATAGTCTATCTTGTTAATCTTATTGTCTACACAAGGAGCCTGGATAGTTATGTTTGTGCTTATAACTCCAAGGCCATTAGAAGTGGTTTTACTTTCGGTAAAGTTAGTAGTTGCATCTTTAGTGTTGTGTTCAAACACAGCGGTATCTGCTGCAAGCAAATCTACATTAGTCACTTCAGTTTCATCACTTGGATTAAATGTAATTGTTATGTCGCTCTGAAGAGCTAAGATAGCTTTCTTGATACCACCTGTAACCCTTTTGTTACAGTTGATGTCAATGTCGCTAAGTATTATAGAACAGTTAAAAGCCATATTATTTTATTTTACATTGAAAATTCAAAGTCAACAATCATCTCAGCCTCAAAAGAAAATCCTGAAGGGTATGCGCTATAAGCAGATACATTGTTTCCATATTGTATATGTGGAGAAAAATGCACAGCTCTGTTACCATTAGCGTCTTTAGTATCTATCCAATTTGTGTTTATTGCTAAATCTATTTTTTGAAATAAACCACCTGCTCCTGCATAATGACTAACTGCTCCTGTTGAAGCTCCTGCGTTAGCATAAATAGAATAATCATTGTAAAAATAAGGTGCAAACGACTGATAATTAGTAGTATTAACAGTATTTGATGATACAAGCTGACCTAATCTTAAATCCCAACCAAAGCTAAATTGGTTAGCTGCAAGACCCATAAGAACTGTAGCATATTGATTTACATCATTAGTTAAATTACCTGCTGCAATATTTGTCTTGAGCGTCATATTTGTTGCTTTCACCTTATTATAAGTGCTAAACTCAGGTGTGTCAAAATAATCAACACCTGTGGCAGGGGCATCCATAATATGAATAGTGCCTCCTTGAAGTGGGTAACTTGTTATTGATGCTCCATAAATTTGAGAAGATGAATAAGATGTGTCTCCAATAGAATGAGTTCCATCTGCTACTAAATTTACAGATACACTCTTCTTTACAATGTTATTACCTATTGGTGTAGTAACACTCCACACACCCACCACAGGATTCTGTACACAAACAAACTGATACAACTGATTATCAGCAGGTACTGTAAACGCAGCTCCTGCGGACAATCCTACTAAGCTGTGTGTAGCAGCAAAGGGGAAAACTTCAATATCTCTTGATGATGTGTTTACTACATTAACTATTAACCCTAACTGTGAGTCGGGTAACTTAACCGCTATGTTGCTTGAGTCAGCAGATGTTACAAGGTTTACCCCTGCGGATAACAAGGTAGCTCCTGATAAAGTAGTGCCGTTAGCAGCGATAGTAGCTTGTGTTTGTACAAGTCTATTAACCTGTAACTCGTCTAATGTAAGACTCGTTACATCTTGACCTACACCATTCTGCAATGTGCCTGTAGTTGGTGTACCTGCGGCAGAACCAATAGTCAACAAGTTGCCTACTGTAGATTGTATAGATTTATTTGATAAATTCATATATATATTTATATTAAAAAAGGGGAGAGGATTACTCCACTCCCCTTGTTATAATTTACAAGATTGTTATCAAGTAGTAAGGTCGTTATATACGGATTCAGTCATGCTGTAAGACAATCCATCCTCCTCACCTGTTAGGGTGAGTTGGAAGCGGTTCTTTTCAGCACGGCCAGTTCCCGAATTACCATCTACAGTAGAAACATAGATTCCGTGGTCTAAGCCTACAGCGTGGTAAGTACCTGCCGCAGTCTTAACGAAAGCTACCATTTCTTTTGGGCCATTAGACATTTGGTCTAAAGCACTAATCTTAGTAGCATCCATCTTAGGAAGCTCTACAGAAATAGTTGGAACGGTAGTGAATCCGCCTGTTGGGTTTACAGTCTTCACTTCGCTAAAGACAGAGAATCCATCTTTTAGGTGAAACTGAATTTCAACCAAGTCAGAAGGATTGGCGGAAGCAGCAGAAATAACACGAGTAGCATCATCTTTTGTAATAGCAGTAGTGGCATCCAAAACCGTTGCTTTAGAAGCAAGGTGAAGCTCAACAATACCACCAATACCTAAGTCATCACATCCGTAAGTGATTCCTGATAATGTAACAGTACAAGCCATAATTTATGAGGTATTATAGGAAGGGCCGAAGCCCTTCCATTAGTTAGTTAATTTGTTAAGGTTTGATAAGAACGATGTTCTTAGACTGCATATAGTCAAAACCTAATTTGAATCTTCCGTACAAGTACTCAGCGTGTTCACGAGGCTCGTATTCTGAACCGATAGCACGAACATCATTGTAGTCATCAGTCAACAACACCAAGTTACTTGGAGGAGTGATAAATGCAGTGTCAGCAGCTAATGGAGCAAAGTGAATAACTTCCATTCCGTAGTAAGCAGGAAGCGCACCACGAGAAATAGAATCGCTTGTTGCTAAAGCAGCGTTCTTAAAGTCCTGAGCCATAGCAATTTGGTATGCTTGGTAAGCAGTAGTACCTAAGAAGATTGCAGGTTTAAACTCACGGTCAGCATCACCATAAACAGCAGAAGCCATTTCGCTGCTCATAGCCAAGTAAGCTAATTCAAGAACATCTAATATCTCGGCAGACTTTTGTAGGTCACCTGTAGCAGCATCTGTAGAAACAACTATAGTTTGTGCAGCATCAACTGCATCAGCACCAGTTGTCATTGCAGTAGTAAGCTGAGAGCCTGCAAGTAACAATGCTTTCTCAGCAGCCACTTTAGAGAAGCGGTCAAACATCCAAGAACGGAATTCAGCATCTAAAGTCTCAGGATTCAACTGACCTTTCTTTAGCATCAAGCTACGGTAAGAAGACTCAAGAGCATCTTTACAGTTCTTGAAGCCCCAAGCAAATGTTGTTACACTCATTTCCTTTTCAGTGATGTCAGCAGTCCAGTTGTCATCAAAAGTACAGTTAGCTCCTGTGCGGAATCCATCCACAGGGTCACCTGATGCGTTATCGGGAGCGATAGCGAATACAGGAACATTCAACTTGTCTTTTACACCATCAACGATAGTGAAGCGGTCAAGTACAGCCGCTGATTTAATCATAGTATCAATAAACAAACCTGCTTGACGGTTACCCCAGTCACCTGCGTTTGTTACATCAACATTATCGAATTTTAAATTTGCCATTTTATATTTTATTTTGGAAAACGATTCTTTTACTTAATTTACAATAATTACTTTTTACCGAAGAACTTGTTGATAATTTCTATCTTTTCGGGAGTAATAGCATCAAAGACTACAGTCTTGTCTTCTACTGTTTCTTCAACCTCTGGTGCTTGTTGTTCAGCAGCAAATTGCTCCTCAACCTCAGCCTCAGTGGTTTCTTCTGTAGCAGAATACTTGTCCTCATCGTCCTTCATCATATCCTCTTCCTTTTCTTCTTCCTTCATCTCCTCTTCCTTTTCTTCTTCCTTGTGGTCGGGAGTATGTTTCATTTCTTCTTCATCTTCTTCTTTAGCCATATCGCCCATAGAAGAGATGTGCTTTTGAATCATTTCGATAGCGGACTTTAACTCATCCACTCCTGCGAAACTTTCTTCAAAAGATGTCAATGCTTCGAGAAGAGATGCGTTCTCATTCTCCAAGGCTTCGATTTTAGCATTGAATTGGCTTACTGTAGCCTCAAATTGAGCCTCCAATTTACCCAACTCTTTTGCAAAAACAAATTCACTCATTTGATTTTCTTTATTTGTTGGTTTAATATCTGCTTTAATCTCAATGGAGAAACCATTTATCTCCCCACTTTTGATTGAGCTAAACAATTCGTCAGACTCAATTTTAGCCTTTACGAATACTGTACCGTTTGGAAGATTATAGCCGTAGTCCTTAGACTTATCGTTCTCTGATTCTTTCATCCAAACTTCAAGCATAACCACATCCTCAGTATCGTGAGCGTGGTTGATGCCAAATGCGTTAAACAACCCTTCTTTAGAATACTTATACATAATATCACGGATAGTATCTTCCGTGAACCGTACATAGTAATATCCCATATCAGGACTGTGGCGTAGGATTTCCTTGTTAGGAATCATAATAGGCCCTACAACCTCTTTTCTTTCATCATTAGAAAACATCTCTATTTTCTTAACTTCATTGAAGTAGATAAAGTTTTCCTCAATAGCAGGTTTGTCTACCAAAGAAATCTTGTACATCCCCTGTTCGATGTCATCTAATGTTATATCAAATAATGGTAACTTATCCATTCTTCTTACTTTTTTTGTGCCACTTAGGTAGCAAGTCGTTGTCTTGTGTGTACTTAGGGTTAGAAGGGTTACCGTTCTTTACCAAGTACATAAATGCGTTTAGTCTTGCCAATCCCCATTGTACCGCTGAGGTAACCTTTGGTGAGTGGGATGTATTAAAAGCACCCATACCACGAAGGACAACACGCTTTGCAGCCGCTGTACCAATCTTTTTGTCGGGATACTTTTCATTGTGCTTACTAACCTTTGAGTTTATAGACTTAATAATCTTTGGAGAAAGCTTTCCACCCTTTCCAACACCTTTAGGATTCTTCTCAGGAGTTTTACTCTTAGGAGCTTTGGGAGACTTTTTAATGCTACCATCTTTTCCTTGAGTAGCGTAATCCTTTTTCTCCTTTGGTTCTTTAACCTTAGCTTTGCGATTCCCCCACGGGACATCAGATACTGTAGCACTTGCCTTAATCCGTCCTTTTCGGATAGACTCAGCTTTTCTAATCGCCCAGTTAACTCCGCTTGTGCCACCCCATCCAAGCCAAGCAACATAACCTCTATCTTTCCAAGGCGTACTCTTATACTTAGGGTCAATTTTAGCATTCTTGCGATGGCGGTTAAACGCAGCCATTCGAGCAATAGTCTCATAGGATAGTTTACTTTTTGAGGCTAATTGGTTTGCACGAGTCCACCCCACAGAAGTCATTCCTTTAACTTCTTTTCCATACTTCTTTTTCCACTCAAGAACTCTCTTGGCGTTGTTTGATGCAGATTGTGGGTAGTCGTTGTATGTAGCCATTGTATTAATTTACAATTATTGTAATAATCCTTGTATAGTCAAGTAAGCATAGTCTTCAAAGACTTCGCCCTCTACATTCTTAACAAGTATACTTGCAGCATTTATCCTTGAGCAGTTTAGTGTTTTAACAAAGAAATCTAAAGATGCTAACTTATCTATGCTAACCACCATATCAAATTCTATGGTAGGGCTTTCAGAGTACTTTACCTTTTCGTTTTGAGAAATTAGGTCGTAGTAGTCTGTTGTGTTACCACTCTCGTCCTCAGCAAGTAGATTGTACCCTGCGGTGTTGTAGTGGAATAATCTACCGTTAAATGTGTGTAATGCCCAGTCCTCGTATATCTTTTGGGTAAGGGTGTATATGTTGGGTCTGTGGGTGAAGTTTACAACCTTTGGTCTTTTCAACCTTGTCTTGTATATAGGCTTATCTACATAAGCAAATCTCACACCTACATCTTGGTGCTTAGTAAACAGGTTTTTAGTGAAACCAATCTCGGCCTCTGATATAATCTTATTTTCTAAGTTTTGGTTGTCGGGATTATCTATAGAGCTTCCACAAACAGATTTGTAGTATATAGAGGAATCTAACTTAATCTCAATATCATTAGTGCCGTCAGCATTTATTTCTTGTGTGGTACTTCCTATGGTTACATCATCCCCATCCTCATCATCAAAGAATAGATTAAAGTCTTTATTTTCTATTACAAGGTTTTTAACCCTGCTGCCACCTATAGAAACCTTTACAGATTTAAGGTCGTCAACCATACTATTGATGTTCTCAGTACCTGTTCTTACCAAGTGTAAAGGGTCTACCCTAAGTATATTTTTGTTAAGGGAAGAATCATACTCGTAAAACAAACCACATCCAAACCTCTTGCATATATCAACTAAAACTTTGAAAGGCGTTACCTTGGCTGTATTTTCTAAGGATTCCTTTATATTAGTTTCGTCATTAATAAAGTAAGGATTGTAATTTGCGTTTGCTACAAACTTTAAGTCCAGGTTAGCGTAGTCGGGTATCCTTGTGATTGCCTTTCTTATGTCTGCTGTTGTGTAGTTAAATGTATTTGTTTGGGTTATTAGCCAATGGCTTCCGTGACTAACTGATGTCACCCCTACCTCAGCCCTAAGCTCTCCATCAACAGGCTCTATATAATAATTAACTCCGTATCTTGATTCTGAATTTATTTCTATTTCTAAATCAGAAGGAATATATAAAGCAGGGACTTCTTCCCATACAAGCATATCTTGTACTGTTTGATAGTTAGAGTCAAACACTACAAACTCAGTAAAGTCTTCATCATAAAAAAATTGATGTGTAGGAGAAGACTGATGGCTTGTCTTATCACTATTACCTTGTTGTACTGTTGCATCAGATGCGTTGAGAACCACAGCGTCACCATTAGAATCTTCTAATCGCAACTTCTTGATTTGATAACCATTTTCATAAATACCTATAAAAACACCAAATGTCATTGTACTGTCTTCGTGTGTTTGTTTGATTTGATAAGTCATTCTATCCTCATCAAATATGGGAATTTCGTATTGTATCTGAGCCACTTCCGCAAAAGCACTTCCCGAAAGGTATGTTATGTCTGCATCAAAAGACATATATGGAGCAAAGTATCCTCTTTCATTACCTGCTCTACCATCCTGTCCGTCATCGGGATATGGTGCATCGGTAACATCAAGGCCGTAAGTAGCTCCCACTGTGTTAGATATTGTTAGTTCTCCCTCACCATCAGTATGCGTGCCGTAGTTGCCAAATGTTTCGTTGTGATAAAACCATTGAGTAATTATTTGTTTTCTAATACTGTCTGCATTTTTTATACCCGACATATTCTCATTTGTGCCTACCCAAAATGGTGCTTGGTTCAAGTGAAACTCCCTTGTCTTTACATCTTTATCAGCCTCAAGCTTACAGGGCAAAACCATATGTAATTTCTCAGGCTGAAAGTCTTCTATGGCTGATGTGTAATTTAACCCAAAAAGTTTAGAATCTACACGAGTATTAAACCCTTCGGATGTTAACCAATCACCTATAGTCGTTAGAAAGTTTTTTACAGAGAATACTGGCACGATTCCTGCCCTATCCATACCCACACCGTACTCAGTAAACTGCCTTGCCGCATAACCAAACTTTCCGTGTACATCGTTGCAGAAGTCTACAAAGGGAAATATAATTGGCCTGTCTAAAGGGTTTTGGTTTAGTATGCCTCTTTCACCACCTGCTACCACGCTGTTGGTTAAGAAGGTATTCATTGTTCTGTTTTGCCTGTATATAGTGCTTGTCCAACTGCTCGCATAGCTATCGTATACCTCAGCCAGAGTTGTCTCTTTTAAGTCGCTAATGTACTTTGAAACAAAGTCTTTTAGCAGTATCTCAATGTATGGTTCATTTGACAAATATTCTATAGAACGAATATTCATCATACCTTGCAAGGTTGTTGTAGCAGAACCGTAAACACTTATCTTAAAGTAGTAATCTTCTTTTGGATAATCTGCGACTGCTGAGGTAAAAGGATTGTACCCAAACACACTTATGTTTATGTCTGTCAAGGGAATCCTCATATCTGTGGAAAAAGGCACAGCAACCTTGTTTACATCTAAAGAGTCATAAAAGTCAATATCGTAATTTAACTGTTGGTTAGGAAACAGGTCAACGGTTTCAAAGCCTGTAGTGGGCTGTGTACTAACTTCTAATTTAAAAATCATACTATCGTGTTGCGATATTAAACTCTAATGAAGACCTAAACTTGTTATTGAAAAAGTCAAACTCATCGTCTCTAAAAGAAACCTTATAAGCCACTTCTTTACAGGTGTCGGTAAATATAATGTTGTTTGCAAGTACTAAATTCTTCACAGACTTATTAGCAGTGTTCTCAAAGAACTCTCTTCTTTTTGAAGATATTGTTAAGCTGTAATCAACAGATGTTTTATACACCAAGTAAGAATCGGAATACAACCCTTTACTAACATTGGCTGCGATTCTGTAAGAATCTACATCATCGTACACCAAATCACTTACCCCTTCCCAATACTCACCTGTTTTGTTTGTAATGGTAGCAGGCACATTTTGGTATATCTCGCTGTCAAACTTAAATGTCCTTGCAGCACCATCGGTACAGTAAGCATAAACACCTACTGTATCGCTTATGGTTATGTGGATAGCATCGCCAGTATCAAAGCTTCCCGAAGATAAGGTTATAACTTCTCCCGAAACAGTTCCGCTAAAGGTTTGGTTTATAGCAGGGTTGTGTAAAAAATTGTAATCACTCATTAGATTCTATCGTTTCTATCTCTTAGTCTTCTTTCGTTTTCATTAGACCTCAAATCTTTAGAAGATATAAAGGCTCTTACAGGTTTACTTGAGCTTATAGCCGTTGATGTGGTAGCTTCTGCGATAGCCTTTAGGTAATTTACACTTTCGTTGTTTACAGCGGAAACTAAACCACCCGATTGGAAATGTGTTTTACCAACCTTTGGATTAGTTTTGTCTGAGCCATTGATTCTTTCAAGTAAGTCTCGGTGCATAGCAGTAGCCTTCTTGTTTACAATAAACTCACCACCTTCCATCTCATAACCTGCTTGACCTTGCACAGTAAATGGAACACCGCCTGACGAATGGCTTGGCCCATTGACCACACCACCACTCTCGTATTTCACAGGGAAGAACTTTCTACTATTGATAGCTGCTACTTGAGCTATCGTTTGAGCAGCAATAATAGAGGCACTAAGAGTTGCTCTTACACTTGCCGTTATAGGCTCACCAGTCTTGTATGCGTTCACAAAGGCTTGTGCTGCCGCAGCAGTACCATCAATGATAGCACTATTTCTATCTTGCTTTTTCTCAGCATCAAATATCTGTTTGTTCAAAGCATTCTCCTCAGCAATCTGTGCTTTCTGAAGTTCCTTTTGCTTTGCTCTGTACTGGTTTTCTGTGATTATCTGATTGTCTAAAGAAGCTTTTAGTATATCTTCTTCAATCTTATACCTGTTCTTTATTTCTTCTAACTCGCTTTCTAACCTGTTCTTTGTGTTTTCTAAAGCTACATCATTAAATGCGCTAAAGGATTCAGCAGCAGCATCTACAGACTTAGACATTAGGTCTCCAAAGAACTCTCTACGAAACTCTTCGTCATTTTTTAGCTTGTCGGCAAATTCTTTTAAAGAAGTAACAGCAGCCTCTCCACCGATATTACCTATGCTTATACCCATTCTATCGAATGCCTCAACCATATTAAGCAATATCTTTTCAGCATCCTCTCCCAAGTTATTACTCGCTATCAAGTTTTTAATATAAACTTCAAAATCATCTTGGGTTCGTTGAATAGCGGTATTGTATTCTTCTTGGCTGATGTTACCTGCCTCTCTTTCTTTTGTAAGCCTTGATGTTTCAGCTCTAAAGTTTTTCAATGCGGCAGAAGCATCTTTCACAATATCATTGTCATATATAACCGCATATTGCTGTGCTTTTAAAAGTGCAGCATCAATAACCCTTTCGTTCTCTTCGTATTGTATGGTTATTTGTTGTATAGCCTCAGCCTTTCTTTTGTACGCATCACTAACATCTTGCTGTCTTTTTTCTTCTATATCAGCGATAGCTTCTATAGCAGCTCTGCGTTCTTCATTTGTAGCTGTTTCACTTTCTAATATTTGTTGTTGTGCAGTTGTTCTTAATTCAGCCTGTCTGTTTATAGAATCTTCTTGGTTTTTAAATTCTATATCAGCAAATTTTATAGCATCTTGTATTCTTTTCTTTTCCTCGCTAATTGCTTTTTTTCTTGCCCTTTCACGCTCTTTGGAAAGGTCTTCTTCTGTTCTTTGTGTATTTGCTACTTGGTCTTGGTATCCTTTTAATGTTTTAATTGCTGCTTCATATTCTACTCTTTGAAGCTCTGTTAAATCTTTATTATACTTTAAAGCTCTACTATAAGAGTTTATACCTGCTTGAAGGTCTTTGTATAATTTGTCTGCTTCTTTATTAACATTAACACCTTTTAAAGATTTGTCTACAAGGTCTTCTACTTCTTTGCTATAAATTTTAGTTGCCTCAGCTTGACCTTGAGATATTGCAAAATCCTTTTCTCTTGCTTCAACAAGTTTGTTTATCTCCTCCACAAGACCCTCTACCTCTACGGCTTCATCCGTAGTTTTTTGTATGAGCATATCTCTTCTTTCTCCAATAGTTGGGTCATAGGTACTTTCTATTACACCGTCTCTATACGCTTTGTACTTCTTGGTTATTTCTTCTATGGACTTACCTGTTCTTTTAGCTACAAGTTCTATAGCTAATTCCTCATCTTTTATGTCCCCTGCTAATATACTCTCAACACCTTCATTAAATTTAGTGAATCCAAGTTCGTTAATGTTTTTCATAGCACGACCAAGACCCTCTGCCTCACGGCTTAATAAGCCAAGGACATCTAACACTAAGTCACTCTCTAATATAAAGCTTCCAAATCTTATCTGTGTTTCTCTAAATGCTGAATTTAAAAGTGACATTTGTCCTGAGAAAGTATCTAATTGTTGAGCTGAAGACGCTAAAGCCCTTCCTTGCTCATAGTACTTTCCTGTTCCTTCATCAAGGGCATCTATATTGTCAAGAAGTGTTATAAGCTGTGCTGCGTTTCTTTTTCCTACAAGCTCAACGGCTTCACTTAAAGACAGGTTTTGCTGCGCTAAACTTTTTAAAGATTTTTCTACATCAGCACTTGTTTTACCAAGTTCAGTAAATATACCCCTAAGACCAGTACCAACACGAGAAGCTGTAAATCCGTTATCTGCTAACACAGCCATAGCCCCTGCTGTTTGTTCAAAACTAAGACCTAAGTTTTTTGCTATTGGCCCAACATATTGAATAGCTGTTCCAAAGCTGTCAAATGATAAAGCACTGTTATTTATCGTTGTAACTAAAACATCTCCAACAAAATCTGCTTGCTCTACAAGCAAGTCAAACTGATTGATAACTTTACCTATTTGTTCTGCGGTAGCATCTAATGGAGAACCAAGTGCCTGTGCTACATTAGCTATTGACTGTGTAGACTTAATAACTTCTTCTGATGTAAAGCCTAACTTAGCCAAAGCGGTTTGTAACCCGATAATTTCTGTTGCTGTAAACCTTGTGGAACCTGCTACATCCAAAGCGTTGTTACTTAACTCTTTTAACTTTTCTCCGCTCACACCTGCAACAGCACCAAGGTTAGCTACTTGCTTTTCAAATTCAATGGCTTGTTTTGCAGAACCCAATGTTAACTCTGTAAAAAGTTGTGTGGCTGCATTTACTAATCTAAATATACCTAAGTATTTAGTCAAAGAACCTATAGCACCACCAATAGCTCTTGGAGTAAATTGCGCTCCAAAACCACCTCTAAAGTCCTTTCTTTTAGATGCTTGGCTAGCTGCTTGGTCACGCCTCTTCTGTTCCTTAATGGCGTTGTTGGTTATTTCCCTTTCTATCTGCTTTTCCCTTGCAGCCCTTCTTCTTCTAAATTCTTTTTGACGAGCTTCAAACTGATTCAATGCAGCAGTTCTACGAGCATTTCCTTCTTTAATAGAACTTCTAAGAAGTCTTTGTTCTGACTCTATTTGCTTTTTTCTACGCTTTGTTTGCTCTTCAGTTTGTCTCTTAACCTGCTTATCAATCTCGTTGTTAGCAGATTTGATTTTATTAAAAGCAGTAATTAATTGTTGAAGCCTATCCTTGTACTTTTCTAAGTCTTTAGTCTGACCAAAAGACCTCTTTACAGAACCTTCAGCCCCCTTAACAACGCCTGATAATTGCTCAAACTTCTTTCTTAACTTTTCAAATTCAGCAACACCACTATTGCCTTCTTCAGTCATTTTCTTTAACTCAAGAACAACCTTGTTTAACTCAAGCTGTAGCTGTAGTATTTTTTCTGAGGCTTTACTTTTTGATGCCATATTAGAATATTGTTTCTATGTGATTAACTGCGCTCATTGATATTGATTCAAAGATTCTGTCTTCTACTATGGGTATAGCTCTTCTAAGAGTAGCCTGCACCCCATACCTTGAATCATTAAATGCTTTTGCAAAATTAGTCTTGTCAGGCCCCTTAGAAGCCAAAGACCTCATTATCGCAAACGCTGCTGTTGGTTTATATATCTCATCCCCTTGAGACAATACTTTTGTTTCTCCTTTTTTTACTGAGTAGTAAAACCTATGTCCCCTGTCCATCTTGTATTCCATCCAGTGTATAATTCTTTCTATCATATCTCCCTTGTCAAAAGACGAGTAGTCTTGATTCCGATTATGCACAGGCACTTGTTCTTTAGATAGTGCCGAGTATCTTTTGTGTATACCGTAGTCACCAAGATTTACAGTTACATTTATAGTGCTTGGCATACCAAATTTTGTTTGGTACACCCTTACCTTGATTATCTGCTTAACACCCTTTCTTGGTGTAAGCCATAGGTCATCACGAAACGGAACTATAGAATTAGAAGATTCGGGGCTGATTAAATCTCCTGTAGCTATATGTCCATTAGCTTGAGCCGACTTAACAATATTTTCAATAATCTTAGACCTTCTAAACTCCTTGATTACCGCAAATGCCGTTACAGTTCTTACCCTGTTTGCTATCTGCTTTGATGATGTTGCCATTAATTATTCGTGTCCATTACATATGGCTTTCTCGCTAACTGCACAGAGAAGTCCGCTATCGCTGATGATACCGTATAGTTCTCATCGTTCATAGTCATTATGTCAATGTTCTCGAAATCAACACTGTAGTCTTCTTTGATAAGATAATCTTGAAGTTGACCAATCACAAATATGTTTTCTTCTATAACATTCACCGCATTAGCATCGTCACCGTATATAGCCTTATCCAAGACAATCAAAGCGAAATCAATGGTGTATATAGGAGAGTTTAAGTCTCTTGATATATTACCTTCGGTTGGCATTAAAACAATAGTTCTGTAGTCAAACTCCTTGTTTCTAAGCTCTTGCTCGTTTCTTGCAAAGTAAAACTCATTGACCATTTTATGCCCTGATGCAAATTCTTTGACTTTATTATATAGAGATGAAAGACCGTCCATAGTTCATTTATTAAATTTACAATTTGCTCAAGGCTTGTTGCTGTCTTTGCCTTGCTGCTTCTATCTTATTTTTCTGAGCAAGATAGCTCATCTCAGGCATTACCGTACTCATGTTAAGCATATATATTTCTTCGTACTTTGTTATGTCTTCTTTGGCTAACATACGAACCATTGAGTACCAATACCATTGTTGTTGGAATAAAGATTCGGCAGTTCTTTCTTCTTCTGTAGAATCCTCATCATCCTCTTCTTCATCGGGAACTTCATAAAACACACCCTTAAACTGCTCGAACAAAACCAAATCCCTGTTCTTTAAAAACTTCTGTAGAACAGCATACACATCTTGAACAGAGGCGTTTAGTATTGCCTGTTCGTTATGTGCTTCTTCTTCATCATCACCGTTGTCAAATACATCGTGATGGTCTGGCCTTATAATAAGCTTTGCTAACTCAAGGTCGTTTATAGCCTCGTACTCGTAAGTACTTTTCCCTGTGATAATCTGCTCTATCATTATGAATTGCCCAAGAACTAACCTGTAAACATTGTCGGATATACTTCTGCCTTTAAGGGTTTTTAGGTCTGAGTCTATATCCTTCTTCAATGGATATGTTTCTGCTATCCTCCTTACAAGGTCAATCCTTTTTTCGGGGGTCTGCTTGTCTATGTATTCTGAGATAGTATTGTTCTTTTCTATGTACTTACTAATCTCAATGTGTTCTCTGAATGTAATCATAAAAACAAAGTTACTCCACCGTCCTGTTCCTCCACAGCGCAGTATGCACAAATTGCCAAGGACATCACCATATCATCGTGCTTACCATCGGTGTTACTGAACTGTAGGTTTCCTGTAATGGCGTTCCTTTTGCTCTTGAAGTCGTAAATCTCTTTTATCAAATCATCGTTCTTAGGCAGCTTAATCTTCTTGTCTTCAAACAGCTTGATAAGGTTTCTTATAATTTCGGGCTTACTTTGCGCTGAGGTGATAAACGGTATAAGCTTGTACAATCTATCGTCATCTGTCAAGTCATCAAACAACAGGTCGTTATTGTTTACCTCAAAGTAGGCAGCGGCTAACAGCTTGTCGTGTTTTAGGTAGAACGCTTTTATGCGTTCTTTGAACTCCTCGTAGTCCATCCCCTCTTCCTTGTAATTGAATCGGTCTATATCAACAACCTTAAAATCCTCGGTCATTGCCGTGAGTACCGTGTAATCCTGGGCGACACCAATGTCCATTCCTATGTAAAGCCTCTTGTAGTCGCTAAATACTTCTGTAGTTACAGCCTCCTCTACATTGCTAAACAAAGCATTTGCACTTACAGGTTTGCATAAAAACTCTTGGTCGAACTGAGCCTTGGTCATTGACTTCTTTATACCAAGCACCGTCTTCTCTACATCAACATCATTGAGGTCAAGGTATGTTTTCTTTATGCTCTTAATCTGTTCCCAGTTACTTTCTACCTGTCCATCTTTGTACCAATCAAAAAACCAATTAGGGCCATTGAAGGTACTTGCCGCAGCCACCCTACCACCTGTCCTTGTAACCATAGGCAACAGCACCTCGTTGATAAAGTCTAACTTCATATACGCTGCCTCATCCAAGTAGATGTAATCAAGGGTAGCACCACGAAGGTTGTCCCCACTATCAGCGGAACGGAACTTAATAAAGCTTCCGTTATAAAAATACATCTCGTTAGCCTTTCTATCGTACCTCTTTATAATCTTAGTCCACAAGTCTTGGTGGTTACTGAACATCCCTTCAATGTCCTTCATCACCTTATTAGCTTGGTCTTGTATTGGGCTGACCCAAAACATACGGTGTTTAGGGTTGTTTAAAGCCCTCATCACAGCATCGTTCTGCATAAAGAAAGTCTTCCCTGTCTGTCTTCCTGCTACAAGGCAACTGATAAATGGCTTGTCTTCGTGTACGAGCCGATGAAAGTCCTTTTGCGGCTCAGTAGGATTGTATAGCTTAATCTGCATCTATATATCTATATACCCCTGTTCCTCGTCAGGTTGTTTAGTGAGGTCGATTGTTGCTGTAATATCTAACTTGGTCTGCTCCACTTTAGTTGGTGCTTTGTACCCCTGCATATCGTTGATAATCTTTATAGCCTCCATAGCTACCTTCATCTCACCATTAGCCAATGCAGCATCACGAATGCTTATCAACTTGCTGAGGTTTGTTCCCTTTGCAGCTTCAATGCTCTTGGCCTCGCTCTCTACAAACTTCATCACCTCACGGTAGAATGCCGTACCCTCCGTTCTCCTATCACGATAGTAGTTGGTATATCCCAAATCTTTGGCTATCTTGCCTCCGTTCTCTATACCCTCACCCTTAATCCTTTCGAGAAAGGTGTTTTGAAGCTCTGTAAGCTCACTTCCCCTTCCTGTGACTATATTACCCTTCTTGTTTCTTTTAACGCCCATAGAAGCCTTCTATTTGATTCTGTATAATGGTGTGTTGTGTATACCCAACTTACCAGTGAACTCTAACTCATCATATGTGGGTGCAGTCTCATCGTAATGATACCACTTCCAAATGTTATTCTTCACCCTTTGGATACACGACCCACAAGATGTCTTTGGATTCTCAGCCTTTGGGAAGTATTTACTCTTCCCAACCATAGAATTATAAAACCCAAACATATCAGCCTTAACCCTCTTGTTCCTAACCGTGTTCTTCTGAGCTAACTCTAATAGCAATTCTTTCATCAAGCAGTTGTTTAAGGTAATATACAATCTTTGAATGCAACATTCATCTAAGCATTCATCTTTATTATAATAAACTAATTATAATACTTTTACTTCCATAGTAAAAGTATTATTATAATAGTACTACTTTACTCTACTACTATTATTATAATAGTATGTATTATAATACAATCTTCCAAATGGTGCGTTTGGCATTCTATTTTAACCTTCCCCCCGTTCAGAGTTGCTTGCTTACAATCCTCTCGGTTTTTTGTCGGTCTTACACGCTTTTTTGATATAACCAAATAATTTTGCACTTATTTTATAGGTATTTTTACTTATTTTTTCGGGGTGAATCGTAGCAAATAAGTACTTTTTACCTATTGCACAACAGAAAAACATTTTGTATTGATGCTTTGAGGAAAAAAAATTTCAATAGCTAACTAACTGAAAATCAATGAGTTAAGTTACTGGACTGAAAAAAAATTAAGAAATTCAAAAAAATACTAATTAAAAGCGGTAAATTGCACTATTATTAATTAAAACGCCCACGGGCATAAATACTATTTATTATGGCGACAGCTAAAACAACAACAGCAACAGCAACAGCAACAGAAAACAAGTTGACACCTACTGAAAAGGTACAGCTAACTATTGATACACTATCAAAGAAAGGTGTTGACAATTTAACGGGCTATGAAGTGCAACGCTACCAAAACGCACTAAGGAAGCAGGAACAAAAATCTTTGCGCTTTGTGTACGCTACTTTAAAGCGTGAGTATCAAAGTAATTCAACACCCGTTGAAGAGTTGACCCACAAATTAGCAGGGCGTAAATTTCCTACCTTTGCAGGTTTTAAAAAGGCTTATACCTCTAAGTATGTTTCATTATGGGGCGGGTCAATGGCGTTAAGGTCATTAAACCCGAAATACCAAATAGCGAAAAAGGTAAAACGCCAAAACAACGCAACGGCTAAAAAATAAGGCTTGTAATAGTCTTAAAGGGCGTGTCTGAGACCTAAGCAAATAGCGAATATTTGCGCCCTTACTAAGACCTTATTTTTCCGCTTGGTAGCTGAACTTCGAGTTCGTGCCGATTAAAGCGCAAAGTAGCTGAACTTCGAGTTC